CGTTTGTCCCCCCTGAAATGTTTTTTAATCTTGCTTGTCTTAATTGATCCAGACTAAACGAACCTTGTGATTCTGCAGGTTCAAATTTTACCACACTTATTCTCAGTTTATCTTGCGGTAAATCACTAATTCCAAGTGGATATTCTAAATCTTTTCGATAAGATTTTCTTGCTTTAAGAGTTTTAGATCCTTGAAATTGTCCGTCGTCATCTAATGGATTGCCCAATTCGTTAATACTAAAATTTTCATTTAATGCATTTAAATCTTCCTCGTTATAAATTAATTTGTTTGGTGGTGTTAATTTCTTTTTTTCTTCTTCATTTAATTTATTATATTCATTCATCGCTACTTTATTTGCATAATCTTTTACCTTTGTTATATTTTCTGATTTAGAAAAATGTTCTAGTTCAGCTGTTGTTCCATTGACTCCTTCATCACCCTCAAACGGCACAAATGAAGATGATCCATCTTTATTCATAACTACAGTGCCTATTACATCATCACCGGTAACACCATAAACATTGTTTCCTTTTCTTACAACTTGTATGTTTCCAGTTTCTTTATCAGTAACAAAAAAATAATCTCTTACGCCACCTCTTCCTAATCCAATATTTCCATCTCTTTGATCTCCAACCGGGACTGCACGAAATCCCGGACGATATCCAAGACTTCTATCGACATAATTATTTTTCCTATTAGGTTGATTAATAAGTGTATATGAACCACTACTGGTGGTTCCGGGATTATTTTTTATTTCACCAATTAATGTGTTTTCTGCCATATCGACCTTTTTAGTTATTTAGGAACTTAGCGTATGGAATTGCAAGGAGATCATCAAGTTCATCTGGCTGCACTATGTATAATTGTCCTGCAAGTTCTGCCCATGTGTAATTACGATATTCTCTCCAATGAAAATTCAACCCACGAAAACCCCATGTAAATAAATCAGTACATGCGATAAGAGGATGTTGATCATATGTTATGTTTGGAGTTTTAGGATTATAAACAAAGGTATAAAAATTACCTACATCAGGAACTGGTGTAACTGTTCCTCTTAAAATCTGCATGATTTCTAACATCATGTCCTCCGGATCATTCGTTCGATTGTTTATATCATTACCCTCTAATCTACTCATCGGATTCCTAATTCTTTTTCTGTAACGACTTTAAATTCAATACGATGATCCTCACAGAATTCTTTTGCTGCCTTCCATTTAGCCTGATTTACAGCATATGTAACACACTCAGTTATATATGATTTAGTTTTTCTTTTTCGAGGTTTTGGTGGCATCGTTTGCTTTAGTGGTTTTACTTCAACCACATATGTTTTTATTTGATTACCTTTCTCTTTTACCTTGATTAGATAGTCTGGATAGTATTTGTGTACACGATTATCTTTTGGTGAAACATATGGTATGCTAAACTCTTCCGATGCCCATGATACAATACTATTATTCATATCACACCATTGACAAAACTTTCTTTCCCAACTACTACGACATATTATCATCTTCGAGTTACCCTTATACTTGTGTGGGTATACAGGAGTATATCTACTTTTAATACTCTCGCCCATTATTTTCCTACATAATATACAGGTTCTAATATTTATA